ATGGCAAACCAATTCACAAGTGAATGGACACAAGACATCGTCCAACGAATGATGGAATTAGCAAAAGAACATCCGCTGCCGAAAGTCACCGAGATGCTAAACGAGGAGTTCAATACGGATTTTAGTTATCATGCTGTAAGAACAAAATACACGCGATCTAAAAAGAATAAAATTAATTACCATAATCGCAAAAACACAGAGGACAACGCAGAAAAATACATAAATCTAGTTATTCAGTCACAAAAAGAACTTGAAAAATTTGACGATTACCAAACCACAATAGACATAAGTCTAGATGAAGATAAACCGATAGGCATTGTTGGAACTGGTGACTGGCACACAGGAGGGTTAAGAACCAATCACGAACAGCTTATTAAAGATTCAGAGATTATCAATGGAACAGATGGACTTTACTCTATCTTAATGGGCGATTATGCAGACAACTATTTACAGTCTGGACATAAAGGCGCGATATACGGACAAATAAGTAACCCTGATAAACAGAAAGAAATGGTTGAGCATATATTCCTGAAATACTACAAAGAAAATGCGTTAGCCCTCATTAAAGGAAATCATGACGCTTTTACCGAGAAAAGCACAGGTGAAGATTATCTAAAGGTCATAGCAAGAAAAATGGAAACCCCTTATTTATGGTTTGGTGGGAACATCAACATTAATTTAGGTGGGATTGAATACAAAATACACGCAAGGCATAACTATCGCTACAACTCTAGCATAAACACCACTAACAGCCAACGTAACCTATTCAACAGTACCAACGCGGATATCATTATGTTAGCTCACTTACATTTTAACGAGATTCATAGCAAATCAGCTGCTGGAAAAGATACTCATTGGGTACGAACAGGCAGCTATAAAATCACGGATGAGTATGGAGAGTATTTAGGATTCGGGAAAGCAGACACAAGAATGCCTTTATTAATACTATTCCCTAAGACTAAGAAAATCGTACCATACCGCGATATGTACGATGGTATAGATTATCTAAAATGGTTGAGAGAGAGGGTAACAGTATGATTAAAACTATTATTCTATCTGTTATATTACTATTCAACAACCAACCAGCTATATGTAATGAACCATTACGGACAAAGGATTATAAATTAATTTATTAATAGGAGGTCAGGTGAAATGGCATGAGACCCCGGAAATATACTGATGAACAAGTCAGCGGACTAACTCAAAAACTAGCGGAATACATTGAAAAAACCGAGATTCCTATATTGGCTGAGTTTGCCTACCTAAATGATATTAACAGGCAAACCCTTTACGATTATGAAGAGTTCTCGTCGCTAATAAAAAAGGCGATAGATAAGAAAGAAGCTCAGCTTGAGAAGAAAGCGTTAAAAGGTGAAGTTAATCATACAATGGCGATATTTTCTTTGAAGCAATTAGGATGGAAAGACAAACAAGAAACAAACATTAATCTAAATGTAAATGAGCTATCTGACGAGGAAATAGAAGAACTCCTAAAGGAAGAATAACATGACGGTGACATATGACTATCTAAAAGGCAAAATAAAAGGGAACCGTCAGTTAAAAGCTCAACTCCTTAAACTAAAACAACAACGTGAACAGGTGAAAAACCTAGTTGATATACAAAACGCTTATGAATGGATCACGAAAAACAACTTCGTCAACGAGAACGGAATCCCTATGGAATTTGAGGACCGTTCTTTTTTAATTGCACCCTTAACCGATGAATCACCTATCTTAGCGGTTATCAAGTGTTCACAGATAGGATTCTCAACTATTTCTATATTCAAGAGTGCGTTTCACAATATCAAATACGGGCATAACATTATTTACACCTTGCCAACCGATTCAGATGCCAATGAGTTTGCCAAGGCTAAGACGAATCTCATTATAGAGAATAACCAAAGCATTAAACAAACGATGATTGATAACTCCTTACACACGAAATCGTTTCGTACACTGGATGGCTCAAATGTAGGCTTTTGGTTCATGAAAGGAACATACGGACAATCTGCTGCTATCATGCAAACGGCTGATATTCTCATAAAAGACGAGTTTGACCGCTCGAATCCTAGTGTACTCAACCAATATAAATCACGTATCAAAGCATCTTCCTATAAGCGTGAGTGGGAGTTCAGTAACCCATCTTTCCCACTATTCGGAGTAGATGCCACATGGGAAATGAGCGACCAAAAACACTATTTCTATAAGTGTCCAAAATGTAATCATTGGAGCTATATCACCTATGAACAGGAATCCTTTGACAGAGGAAATACTCACCACGTAGACAAAGAGCGAAAAGAATACGTGTGTGGGTCCTGTCGGGAGATATTAGACCGCAGACAGGCAAAGAAACAATGGGTGCGGAAGTTTACGGATACCGAGGACATCAGCGGGTATTGGATATCGCAAATGATGGCTCCGTGGATTAGTGCGAGTGAATTAATCCGAGACGAAAAACTCATGTTGCCTGATGTATTCGCTAACTTTGACTTAGGCAGACCATATGCGAGCAATAGCAACTCACTGGATCCATCGAACATCATTAAGAATATTGTCTATGATGAATACGGTTATGTGGAGAAAGCGCCAGGTAAATACCGAGTAATGGGTGTAGACCAAGGCGGAACAATAGATAACCCTAAATTCTACTGTGTATCTGGAACAGAGGAAGGCATAAACAAAATCATCTGCTTACATGGGGAAGAAGCCTTACACAACTTTATCAAGATGAACAATATTAACTATGTAACGATAGATAATGCTCCCTATCCAGAGATAGCAGTACGATTAGTAAAAGCATTCCCAGGTAGAATCTATCGTTGTGTATTTGATTATAAGGACGAGAGGAAGAATGTCTTTGAAGTGGATTATAAGACTCGAATCATTAATGTACACCGCACTCGTATTTTCGACAGGGTGGTGGATGACTATATCGTTGGAGGACGGAAGGTATACATTGACGGAATGGACCGTAATCTTTCTGCTATGGATAGCGGTAGTGAGTCTTTATGTAAGCATTGGACTGCACAGAGAAAAGTAGGCGGAAGCGGAGAACGACCAGAGGACAGAGAACGAAACAAACACATCAAACTAGATAAACAAGGGAATGTGCGCCCTATCTGGGTTGCAGAAGGTCATGACCATTACAGCTTAGCCGACATTTATTGTGCTGTATCTCAACTATTAGCAAAAAGATTAGTGGAGGTAGACAATTGAAGAATGATTATGAAATCCGTGGAGAAACCACGGTTATTTTTGTGTCTCATAAAGGTAAAGCATTGGAAGTGTTAGTGGATACAGAAGATTTACCGAAACTGCAAGAAATCCCTTATAAATGGTGTGTTAGATATAAACCACAAACAAACACGTACTATGCTATGGCTAATTATTACGAGAAAAGAAAGTATATTCAACTTCATCGTTTCTTAACGAATGCAGAAGATGGGTTAGTAGTAGACCATATAAACCACAATACTTTAGACAACAGGAAAAAGAATTTAAGAGTAATTACCAATGGTCAAAACCTCCAAAACAGAAGGGGAGCAACTTCTCTTAGTTCTTCTGGTATTCGGGGAGTTAGTTGGCGAAAGGATATTAACAAGTGGAGAGCAAGAGTTAATGTTAATGGGAAGGAATATAACGTAGGAGTGTTCGACAAACAAGAGGATGCAGAAAAAGCCGTTGTGAATGCTAGGAAGAAATTAATGCCTTACGCAACGGCGTAGAAAGTAGGTGAGTAAATGGCAGAGCAAACCGTCAAAGAGAAGTTTATGAAAGATTTAGAGGTCGGTAAGAAGTTCATGGAGCCACTCCACATGCTCATGGATAAATACTATGAACAATACCGTAACCGCTGGCATGGGGATGATAACGAGTTTCAGATATCGGATTTGTATTCCTATGTGGAAACCGTGGTTCCTATCCTAACCAACAACCGTACACGAGCCAATGTCAAAGCTGAATATCCTGATTATCTCAAACATGCAGATGGAATGAGGTTTATCTTAGACCATGCCTATGACACAAATAATTGGGATTACAAAGCACAACGGATCGCACGAATGGCTGAAATCTACCGAAGTGCCTTAGCTTACACAGGCTACGATGAAAAAGCGAATAACGGAACAGGGAAACTCACCATAGAAGAGATTAACCCACGATGGTGTTACATGGACCCTGCTGTAACGGAACTAGAGGATAGTGCGTTTTTTATTTATGCTGAGCCTATGCGGGCTAGTAAAGTCAAGAAGATGTACCCGAAAAAAGCCAAGGAAATCGACGAAAGCAAGGATAAGGGTACATTTACAGGTGAGAACAAGGTGAACTGGTGGAAGTCATGGCTCAGACAAATCACAAACACCTTTACGAACTTTGTCGATAAGACCATGACCCGATACAACGACACGATGTTACCTGAGCTTGATGAAGCAGAGAAACGCAAGAATGCAGTCGCTTTCATCCACTATTGGTATCGGGATGATGACGATAAATGGAGAGTCGCTTACTTTGCAGATGATGTATTCCTAGAGGATAGAGAGAATCCATTTTGGCATGAGAAGTTACCATATGATATTTACTCCCCAACCGAGGATATCTTATCAGCCTTGGGCATTCCAATGGGTGAGCATATTGAAAACTTAAACTTTGAGAAGAATGTACTCTTAACGACGATTATTGAGCATGCCAAGAAAAGCGTTAATCCTCCGAGAGTGTTTAATACATCTGTGTACACGGGAGACAAGCGCGACTTAGTAGATGGAGGGAACGATAACATTATAGGGATTCCTAACCCAGACTATATCCCAATGAATGCCATTTTTGCAGACTTATACCCTGCTCCTATGCCAGCCTTTGTCAATGAGTTACCTGAACGTTTTGATAGCTTCATAGACAAGATAACAGGGGTCAATGATTCCTTCCGTGGTATGAGTGAAGCCTCTTCCGGAAAAGAAGTACAACTCAAGCAAGAAGCAGCTTACACACGGATTAAGACAAAAGTCGATAACTTTGAGAAGTTTGTAAAGTGCATGAGTGAGAAAATCATTGTCAACGCGATGCAGTTTATTAATACAGATACGACATTCCGTGTGAAGGGAGACTATCGACAGTTTGAGGATGTAGAAGATACTCCTTTCGAAGTTGAGCCGATTCCTACACGCCCTAATGCAGAAGGTCAAATGGAATACGACAAGAACGAGTTCTTCTTATATGCGAATCCAAATGAGTGGACTAAACTCACGGGCAAAGGCACTCACACTATGCCAGATGGTACGGAAATGGAGAATAGCGAAATGCCTGCGGAATCTCATGAGAAAACAGAAGAAGGTGTTAAAGAAGCGATCCGTATCCTGCAATTCACGGTAGAAATAGAAGCTGGCTCCTCTTTAGCTACATCACGAATTGCACAACGTGAGGAAGCCTTAGAACTCTTTAGCGCAGGGGCTATTGACCAACAAGCTTTACTCGAGGTATGGGACTTCCCGAATTATGATGAAATCTTACAACGGATGCAGGAACAGGCCCAATTGCAAGCAGAAAGGGAGATGATGATGGCTCAACAAACGCAATCAGCAATTCAGCAACCACCACAACAGCCACAAGGTCAAGTAGATATAGCAAGTTATTTAAATCAACTTCGTCAAATGTTCCCAGAAATGGCGAATATGACGGATGAAGAGATTATGCAAGTGTTAGCGAGTATGAATCAACCAGCACCTATGTAGGTGTTTTTATTATGAGGAGGAAAAGAGAATGTCAGTAAAAGCAAAGTTTGTATGTACTAATGTTAATAAGCAAAAATGGGGAAAGCAAGATGAAGGTTCAACTACCGTAGTATTAAAAGCAGTTACTTCAGATTCGGAGGAAAATAAGAAATTTTGGCAGTACACACCTTCAGGGCATTTAGAAATGACTATCAAAAATGAAGCTGCCGAGAAGTATTTTGAACTTGGTGAAGAGTATTATCTTACTTTTGAAAAAGCCGATGTCTAAAGTATCAAGAATCTATCCCGAAGCCAAAACAGGATTAATCAATTACATTGAACAAAACTTCCATGAGATTGATTCCTATGTAGTAACCTTCACATTGAAAGATGGCACAACTATGACGGTCTATCACAGTAATTCCTTTGTTGAAGCGATGGGAATTGTAGGAGTATCTCAATCTACTATCATGGATTTAGCAAATAGCGATGAATTTATACCAAAACAAAAGTAACGGGCTAGGAATGAGAGTTTCCTAGCCTATTTTATATCCAATAACCCAATGGGACTGGAGGAAAATTGAATGTTGAAAAAACCAAGATTAACCCTCGATTTACAATACTTTGCCGAGGGTGAAGAAAGCTGGGAATCGTTTCTAGCCCAGCCTTCCGTTGACGATCAACCCGAAGTGGAATCAGAGGAAGTCACAGAAACAGAAGTCGCTGAAGATGTGGTAGAGCCCGACAGTGACGAGACAACCGAGACTGAAACAGAAGAAACAATAGAGGAAGAGACAGAAGAAACAGAGGATACAACCTTAGACGATGATACCGAAATCGAACTTGGTGAGGATAAGAAACCGGTTAAGCTATCCGAACTCAAGAACGGTTATCTTCGTCAATCGGATTACACCAAGAAAACACAAGCGTTAGCAGATGAACGTAAGGCGTTTGAAACCGAGAAAGAAACATACAAACCTGTCAAAGAATGGCTGGATTACATCAATGGGAATCCATACCTATTCGACCAAATCAACAAGGCGATTGACCAATGGGAAAAGACAGGCGCACTTCCAATAGAGGAAGTCTTAGAAAATGCCGAATCTGCTAAGTACTTTAATCACTTACTAGCCGAGAACAAACGATTGCAGAGTGAACTCGACCAAATTCAAGGCGAGTATCAGTCTACGAAGTTTGAAACCGACATGAAGAACCTTGTGAGCGATTTAAAAGCAGAATACGGCGATTTACTCACGCCTGAATATGAAGAGTCTCTCAAGGCTCAAGCGAAGCAAGAGAGCCTCTCTATTGACGTTTTAAAGCGTATTGCAAAGGGAGACCTTGCCGAGCAAAAGTTAAAACAAGAAAAAGAAGCTTCTAAAAAGACAGAAGCCAAAACCAAACAAAAAATACGAGAAACCAAACTCCCACCACAACCAAAGAATAAAGGGAACTCACCAGCACCGAAAGAGATTGACTTAGACGGTGATTGGTTATCCGTATTCAAGCAGGTGGGTAGTTAGTAGGAGGATAAACCATGTTAAACTTTGATAAATATTTAGCTTCCCTATTACCTTTGATTCCTAAGAAGATGTATGACAACATCTCTAAATCTTCTCCACTCATGCACCAGTTCATGAAGCAGAAGAAAACATGGGATGAAGGTGGGGACACCATCAGACCACACTTGAAATACAAGCATGCCACAAACAGAGGGTCATACTCTAAATTCGACACGCTAGACGTTACGCCACAAGACACACGTACGGCTGCTGAATTTAAGATGAAGCAATTGTACTCTTCTATTGTGTTCAGTGGGTACGAAGAAGCAGCCGACAAAGGAGAATTAGCGGTTAAAAAGCTAGTCGCTCAAGCGGTAGAAGATGCAGAAGCTACATTAAAGGATCTATTTGCTACTCAAATCTTTGGAAATGGCACAGGAAACGCAGGAAAGGACTTAACTGGACTTGCGGCCGCCATTGATGATGGAACAGCCGTTGCCACGTATGGCGGAATTGGCCGCGCTACGGAAACATGGTGGAAGTCTTATGTGAAAAAGTCTGCCAACGGTTCTGTTCTCACTATTGCACATATGCGTGAAGTATTTACGAAGTGTGTACGTGGTGGTATCGAAAACAAGCCTGACTTCATTGTCACAGACCTAGCCACATGGATTAAGTATGCAGAGTTAATTGACGGTAAGACGAATATCCAACAACCACTTGGAAAGATTGGTCAAGAGTTTGCGAACCTTGGCTTTACTCAACTATCTTTCATGGGTGTACCTGTGGTGTATGATGAATTCTGTCCAGCTAATACGATGTATTTCATTAACTCTAATTCAATCCAGCTTTACGGTAAGCCTGGACGTATCTTCCAACCGTCTGAAATGGTTAAGCCACATAACCAAGACGCGAAAATTGGTCAGATATTTTTCGCGGGTGAACTTGTTGGAAACGAATGTCGTGCCAATGGTCGCTTAGATATCACAGCTGCATAATCCGAACAACCGTAACGGACTCGGGCTTACTTCATCATCGTATGGGGTAAGCCCTATTTTTATTTATAGGAGGAAAAAATCAATGAGTAAAATTTCAATGGATACGATTGTAGAGCTTCATAATAACGGAAATCAATTCAAATCAATGTGGGATAGCAAAGAAGTTAAGATTAATAAAGGGAAGCACATTAAGGTCGTGTATGGATTAGCCTTACACTTTCAAGAGCAAGACCCTGATTTAGAGATTAAGTTTATCGAGCCAGAGCCAGTAGAACCGCGTGAGCCAGAGAACCCTTTAGAAGAAAACAATCGCGGTGAGGCTTTTAGTGAATTGGAGGGTGAATAATGCCTACAAGACCCAATAATACAGACTGGAACGTACATTTAACTGAAAACTATTACAAGGGTGCGAGTGCGGTTACGCCAAACGACGTGGGAACCATTCCAGAAACAAAAGGTATTTTAGTAGGTGGTGCTGGCAATATAGCCGTGACTATGAAAGATGGTAGCTCCGTTACATTAACGGGGCTATCTGCTGGAACCATATACCCACTCAGTGTAACCCAAGTGAATTTAACAGGTACAACCGCAACGAATATCGTAGCGTTGTATTAGGAGTGATAACATGGGGCGCAGTACGGTACAACAACTCATAACTAGAGCACAAAATATGAACTCTTATAATAACTCGGGTGTTGAATCCAATATCCAATGGGTTGATTTTTTCAACGAAGCACTCGTACAAATGGTAGACGATTTAAACCTGGAAGAAGTCTATGAAATCCCATACACCCTAGACCAAAGAGAATATACCTTACCCGATGATTTTTACGGTTTACTTTTGGTTAATGACCTGAGTAAAAAAACACGACTAGCAGCGCGAAGAAACTATGACCAAGTGTATCCGTATGGGTATTGGATTATGGATAAAGGCAGTCACTTTGCCTTAGATGTGGTTCATTCGAATCCTACCACTCTACAAATCTTGTATAAGCGGTATCCAAAGCAATTAAACATAGGTGAGATTGCAACCCAAAAACCAGAAGTACCAACCGTAGGGGAAACGGCATTATGTTTTAAGGCTATCAATAGGGCGTTACTGAACAATAACCAAGTAGAGCAGGCTAACTACTTTGACGAACTATACAACCGTGAAAAAGGCGTGATTAGAACCGCAGGAACGAGGGCAAAAGGATGAAGCCAACACCTACTGTAGTAATGGAGATACCTTATTTCTTAGGTCAAAACACCGCCCAATCCTTTAGTGAGATTGATATCAAAGAATCTCGTAAAATGCTAAACTTCCTCCCTCGTTCTATCGGGTCGCTTGCTAATCGGGATGGTACGGTTCCTATAACGGACACCGCAATAGGTGAAATTAAAGTGCTATGCAACCTCAGAAAAGGGGGAATTAACTACATTTTAGCCACAAGCGGAAATACCCTCTATCGCTACCAAAATGGCGTTCTAACCGCCCAAACGATGACCGTAACCCTCACCTCTCCCGACATTGATTACGCCCAATTTAAAGACGATAACGCGAATGAGGTGTTAGTCATTACGGATGGAGGGAAACTCAAAGCCTATGACGGTACGCAAGTGTATGAAGTGGTGCCAGCTCCGGATGATGCTAGCCCTCTCCCTCCCAATGACTTAGCGAATATTAATACAAACCATCCGCCAAAAGGATGTTTAGTGCATAATACACGATTAGTCATATGGGATGGATCGGATACGATATGGCACAGTAAAATTGGATTTTTTGACTACTTTGCCCAAGTCGATTATCAACGCTTTGTGAGGGAAAATGACTCTATTCAAACGTGTATCACGTATGGGGGAGCGCTTCTTGTGTTCCTCAGACGGCACATAGGCGTGTTATTCGGTCATGATGTAGAGAATTGGACACAAGACTTTATTGACACCAACGAAGGCTGCTTAAACCCTAAGACGGTGCAAATCGTCACGTTTCCAAATGGCAGGCAGGAAGTGTTTTACCTCTCGGATAATGGGGTTCATGCCGTATATACGATTGATACCGTATCCTTGGATTCTTCGGCTCGTTATTCGACTAAGAGCATGACAAAAGACAAAATCAACTGGGAAGAGTTAGGCGTAACGAAAGACGAATGGAAACGGGCAACGTCTTACTTTCATAACGGGCGATATTGGCTCATATACCCAAAAGGTGCAGAATGGCACGGGTTAGTCTTTGATACCGAAAGTGAATCCTGGTATCCGATTGATAACGTAAAGGCAAATAGCTTTTACCATGACGAGGATTACTTTTACTTCGCGGGGCCAGACGGACATATCAAAGTGTTTGATGATACGTTGTACAGCGACTATGACGATAAAGCTAAGACCGTGAAAACTCCACTGAATAAGTATTGGTACTCTAAACTTATGACACCGGAGCTCACAGGTCATGACCACTTTTGGGATATTCTCATGGTGGAAGCACGACAATTTCAAAAACGTTCTTCGATTGATGTAGAGGTCAATACCTATCGAAACCAATTTAATCAGCCGAGTGCTATAAAAACCGCTATGTTGATATGGGGAGAAACGGAGTGGGGCGAATCCCAATGGACGAATCCTTTGCTGACGGACTATATCAATAATGCAAAACGGCTGAAAGTGCTGGTTAAAGGGCAATACAGTCAAGTTAAACTAAGCAACAACCGAGATGAACCCGTTGAAATCCTATCACTGAAATACGAAGTGAGGAGAATGAGATGAAAACAGATCGTACGATTATTACTGTTAATAATCAAGAATTTGGGCAGATTGCAGACCCGAATAAATTAGAAGCGCAAATTGTGCATGCTTATGATGTAATTGACTCGAACGACACTGAGTTTCAAAATTATAAAACTCTATTAGCTTCCACAACTGATGGCAATAGTGGAGCAGACAACGTTAAAGCTACTGCTATTGCAGGATTAACAGGAGCAACCGTTCAAACCTTGTTAGAAAGTTTAAAAGCACTTGATGATAGCAACAAAGAATACTTACTTTCACAGATTCAAGGCGTCACTCTCGGACAAATTCCCGATGGTACCATCACGCCGGTAAAACTTTCAGCAGATTCTAAGAAAGCTTCCATTATAATGGTGGAGGATATAAATTCTCACTTCGTAGGAACGAACGTCGAAGAAGTTCTTGAAGAGCTTTTTACCTTTGCCAATAACGGAAAAGAAAGTATCGCAACCGTTGTTGGCTCACCTGCAACGACAGGCGATACGTTTGCTCAATTGCAAACCCATATCCAAAATAGTAAGAATGCACTAGCAACCAATCTCGCAAACAAAGGGCAACCATCAGTAGGTACCGAAACATTACAAGCGTTAGTTGACAAGGTAGCAAATGTAAATACAGGTAAGAAGTTCGCAACTGGTACAGCAACAAGTTCTTCTACCAGCTCAACCTATACGTTTATCGATGGAACAACAATAGGGGCGTATAGTTTATCGGTTACAGGATTACCTTTCAAACCCACTTTCATATATGCCTTTTGGGAATCTGGGGGTTCGGTAGGAATAGTTGAGTACTCCGAACTTGCGGGAGATATATACCCAAAACCTGTAAAAATAACTGGCGCTAATTTCACTACATCAGGTACTTCTTCTGCTGTTACAAGACATATTAAAGGAGATGTGTCTCCTGCGAATATTAGTGACACTAGTTTTACACTTCCTACACTCGGTCAAAGTATACTTCATACTTGGATCGCACTGGAAATATAGGAGGGTTTACATGATACAGTTAGGACGTAAAATTTATTATGATAAATCGAGCGGAAATGTTGTTTGGGAAATAGGAGAACGTACTTACCAATTTGATACAACTGAAACAACAATTGACCAAGATATAGCAACATTCACAGCATTATCAGAGCGAAATAGAGAAAGTTTTGACGTAATGAAGTTTGAATTTGGTCAATTCGCCCAAGATTTTGCAGAGTGTAACGGATATCGGGTAGACCCAGCAACCAAAACACTAGAATTTAGTTATCCCGACCCAAACGCACCACAAGAACCACAGCCTTATCAAGCCCCTTTAACCGAACAAATAAAAGCAATAAAAGAACAACAAGTACGCATAGACACAGACTTAGCTTCATTTATGGACTATGTAATATCAACCCAATCAGGAGGTATGTGAAATGGTATATTCATTCCGAGTAGGACCTTACGCAAGAAGTGTTTATTTATATGGGACAGAATCTTTTCAAACGGTTCCGACAGAGTATCATCAACCAGTGAAGGAATACGCAGCGAATAATTTTTCACAATATCAAATTGACGAAGCGTTACGAAAAGGGTATATCACCCAACAAGAATATGACGAAACAATTTTACTAATGCCTACAGTTTAAACCAAACACCTAACTAGGTGTATTTTTTTATGTCTGCAAGGAGGTTGAACATGGCAACCTATACTATCCCGGTGGAGAAGAAGAAAATTCCTTCTCCTCCTAAAACTAATAATAAATTCACCATTCAAAATAGACCAACGACAACAAGTGGTAAACCTGTCAGTACAGCGAATAACGCCCCTACAGCAACAGCGACCACGACTAGCGTGCCAAAAACAACAAGCACTAATAATGGATGGGGCTTAGGGTATGGAACTATTAAGGAGAATAATAATCAAGCGGTTAAATGGGCAGACAAAAATGCGGAAATTGAACGGACGATAAACGTAATTCAAAACCGTGAAGATGCAGGACAAGACTTATCCGCCCAGTTAGCTCACTATCGCAACCTAACAGGTAAAGAGTACACACCTAGTTACGAACGACAAACGGAACAGCGGATTAAAGCTGAAGTCGATAACTATATCAAAAACCAATCACAAGCGATTAATGATGCAGTTGCCCGACAAATTCAACAGAATCAAGCTGGTATTAATGCGAACAACGCTTATCTATCTGAACAAATTCAGAAGTTCCAAGAACAAAATAACGTAGCTGACCAACAATCCACCATGCTTCAAAATAGACGCGGTGGTTTTTATTCGGGTGGACTTGACTATCAACTCGGACAGAACGCTAAAGCGACACAAGAAGCAAGCGGAGCCTTATCACGTGACATAGCGGCTCGTAACGCAGAAATTTATGCACAAAATTCACAGTTAGCGGAACAAGCAGCGAATCAGATTAAGCAACTTCAAATGCAAGCACCTGACCTAGTACGAAGCCGTGTGCAAGAAGCTTTAAATAATTACCGCGCTCAACAAATGCAAGAATCTCAATTAACTGGTATGTATAACGGAAGTCCGACCATGCAAATGCAGGCTCAGCAATTCCAGCAACAACTAGCCCAAGCCGGACTAACGGGGATGTTTAACGGACAGCCTACCTTAGAAGCCCAACAAATCCAATTCAGTCAACAAATGGCACAACAACAATTTGCCGAAGATGTGAGACAGTTCGGACTACAGTTTGCGTTACAAAGACAAGTTCAGTTAGGCAATATGTCTATGGACCAAGCAAGATTGGCTTTAGCCCAACAGCAATTTAACTTTGACCAAAATAGATGGCAAAGTGAATTTAATGCGGACCAACAATGGAGACAAAGAGAGTTTGATTTAGCAACCATGCCACAACCGGCAGATTTAGCTAAATATACAGGCCAATTAAACAACATCTTCCTTAGACAAGATGATGAAGGCAATTACTCAGTAAACAATCCAGAAGGTCTATACAGAGCGATTATCGGCTTAAACTTAGATGATAATAGTACGATGAGTTTACTGTCTATGTATGGGTTGGACATTGGAAATTTTCTCAATCCGTAGGAAAGGGGTGGTCAGGTGAACAGATGAAATGGGCAACTGGTGGATTCAAGGTTACGTCAGACTGGGGCAAGCGGAACGACCCGTTCACGAAAGAAGTCAGAACGCACCAAGGATTAGACCTAGCCCTCCCGAAAGGCACAGCGGTAGGCTCAAACATTAGCGGTGAAGTCATTTATGCAGGAATGGGCAAAAGTGGTACAGGTTACGGAGGATATGGAAATGTCGTAGCTATTAAGGACAGTAATGGAAATGTCCATGTATTCGGTCATTTAGACAGTGTCAACGTGAAAAAGGGTCAAAAAATATCAACTGGTACGCTACTCGGAAAATCGGGGAACACAGGCAAATCGACAGGAGCCCATCTTCATTATGAGGTTCGCAAGAATGGGGAACTCAACAATAACCTGAATCCAAGGAAATACCTCCAATTGGGGTGATGATATGAGTATATTTGATGAAGAACGGAAACGATTAGGACTCCCTGTTATGTCGGGGTCCTCTTCTATTTCCGACTTTTTTAATAGAGAACGAGAGCGTATCTTGAGTGGTGAACGCACACAATTTGAATCAATAAGAGACCAAGCAACCGATGCCGCTCGTTTTGCAGGGAGATATTCGGTAGAGACAGAAGTAAGACCGTCTGATGTAAAAGTATCCCCTTCTAAACCAACTAAAGAAGAATTGATGAAACAAGCGCAAGACCAAATCATTAATCAAGGTGTGGGGGATTGGGTCAAAGGTTCCACTAAACCTAAAAAAGATAAAAACAAATACAAAGATGATAACTTCTTTATCGATTCCCAACAATGGCTATACGATCATACGTTAGGACCGGTTCAAGATTGGTTTAATCGCGCTGCCTTCCAGGGTGTCGATAACTTAACGGGTAAAACCGTTTCTTCTGGTGCTGAAAAATACGAATTACCTAAAGAATGGCAAGAAGATTACTTATCCAAAGCCGACACGCCTATGGAAAAAGCGGCGGATATCGTCGGAACGGTTGGAGTATCTGCCCCTCTTTATTTCGGTGGATATGGGGTATTAGGCGCTTCGAGAGTCGGGCAAGGTCTCACACAATGGGGCGGTCAAAACGCAGTTAAGCGAGGACTATCCGAAGCGGCTAAAGGTTCAATAGTAGGGGGAACAGTTGGAACCGGCATTGAAATTGGGCAGGAACTCATGAATCCTTCCAATCAAAACCTACCACAGCACTTACTGGATATTGGAATTGATATAGCGGGAGGAGCCGTCTTAGACCCTCTAGCTTATGGAATACAAGCTGGTGTAAGACAAGGATTTCAAGGCTTACGAAATACAGTAGATAATGCTGTACCTCGTGAACAACTGGCACAGAATTTTGCAAGGGTGATGGACACACCAAGCACATCAAACGCACCAAGACCGTCACAGTTTAATGAACTGATGCCGACTGCAAGAGATATAACGAATCCTAATTACGTACGCCCTATTGTACAAAATCAATCATTAGAACCAATCGTCAATAGTCCGTTCCAAAGATTTAATCCAGAGGTTGCGGCGAGTACGCCAACAAATAGTAAGGTACAACAGGTAGACCAAGCACAAACAACACCAGCTCAACCACTAAATACACAGCCTAACGTTGTAAACTTAGCATCACCTAGGCAGACTCCTGACGTTTTTGGTCAGCCTTCTAGCACACCTATACAGCCTTCTAGCGTGCCGAATGAGCGTAGGGTATACCAAACTATTAAACAATCAGAAAAGACCACACAGCCCCTAAGAGAAGGCTTAGAAACGATGGATACAACATACCAACGTCTAAGCAATCAAGAGTTAGTTGATTATGCGAATGAGCTGATTAATCGTGATATTGAAAAAGCCTTCCAATTTGTCAAGAATGCTAAAAGAATGGATCCAAGACATACAACCGTAGCTTTTAGATTGATTGACGAATTACAGGCTAGAGGGCAACATGAAAGAGCCTTAGACTTAGTGGAACAGGTTGCCGAGTATGGAACGAAAGCCGGTCAGTCCGTTCAAGCGTTGTCTATATACAACCGTTTATCTCCACAAGGTCAATTAGTCCGTCTACAGAGGACTGTCAACCGAATCAATCAAAATAGAGGAATCAACCAAGAAAAAGTCGTCATAACGGAGGATTTCCAAAAAGACTTTGTCGCTACGGCTCAAACGATTCAAGCCTTAACGGGTCAAGAACAAGTAGGGAAAAACGTAATCGACATTGTTCAACGGTTAAAGAAGGGTCAAGCACCAACAGATGAAGAAGCACAGATTATTCGAGATTTTTTTGAAGATGCGAAAAAGTTTGTGTCTGACTTAGATCCAAAGGCAAAACCACCAAAAGTAAAACCAGTGAAAGATACTCGTAGCCGTGATAAAGTTGTTAGCTTTATGGCAAAACAAGAAGAACTAGCTAGAAAACGAATCCAAGCCAGACGAAACGCAGCTAACTCCTTGCCAATTGACTTGCTTTATGATTATGGAGTCATTGGAGCTTCTAAAATCGCAAAAGGTACGGTTAAATTCACAGACTTTAGTGAACAAATGATAAGAGAGTTTGGCGAAGAAATCAGACCGTACATGCAACAGATTTACAACAAAGCGGCGGAAACGTTTAATCTTCAAACCGAAAAGATAACCACCAAACGTTTAACACAGGCAGAAAAAGTAGTCGATAAAGCAATTAGAGAAAAAACTCTTTCTCCCGATATGGCAGATGAGTTATTAAGATTGTCAAAGCAATTACTAGATGCTACTGGTGATGCTAAGTTTGATGCAAGCATGGAATTACAAGCGGCTTTAGTCAGATTAGAACAACCAACTTTTGCACAAATGATAGCATCTACTCATTACCAAGCCATGTTATTAAACCCACTAACTGTAATACGTAATATCATCGGTAATGAAGTATTCTACAGAATAGATCGGGCAAGTAAACTGCTCACAGTACCGATAGATGCGATTCGCTCTAAAATCACCGGGGCAAAAAGAACTATTGTGTTTAATACAGGGCAGTTCAATTGGAAAAATTACTTCGACCCTACTAGAGATTACTGGAAAGGTATGAAAATGGGAGGAAAAGCCGGGTGGAAGGGAGTCAACCCACTAGGCATTAACACCGCCTATGACCTTCGTTCTCCAGCTTTTAGTTCTAATGCACAGAATCTCGGGCCGGTCAAAAAGATGTTAGTATCTAAATATAATCCTTTACGTTGGACAGAAAAATTACTCGGAGTAACTATGCGTTCCTTTGATACGGCTGGTTATTTACGAGCTTATAATCAAATGTTACGAGAACAGGCGACTTTAAGGGCTATGAATGAGGGATTAAAAGGCAGGGCACTCAGAGAAGCGGCAGATCGATATTTCCTTGAAGCAGACGAAAATTTGATGGCGATTGCTGACCAGTATGGAAAATATGCTACCTTCCAAGACAATACAGCTTTAGCAAGGGGATTGACAAAAGTAAAAGAAGGTGCGAATAAGTTATCTACTAAAGCCCTTACTTTAGGTATGGCTGAAACGAAAGATTTTGGATTAGGTAGCCTTATCTTGCCATTCCCTAAAACACCAGCAAATCTCGTTATGCGTGCACTTGAATACTCTCCAGCAGGCTTAATCCGTTCTGTTAATTTAATCAAAAACTATCTGCGAATGGGGAAAAATCCTTTAGATGCCCGTGAAGCTCAGTTGGCCTTGTCAAGAGCTATTATAGGAACAGGCGGACTTTCCGGTTTAGGCTTTATCCTAGCTGAAAAAGGAGTATTAACGTCTGCCGGACATTCTGATTACGAAGTAAGAGAATTGGAACGAATGGCAGGAAAACAACCGAATAGCATTAATATCTCTGCACTCGAACGATTTGTATTTAACGGGTTCAATCTTTCTGATTTGGAATTAAGAAGAGGTGACACGTTCGTTTCATATGATTGGGCACAACCACTTGCACTATCTATTGCTTTAGGCACAGGCATTAGTCAAGCTAATAAGGAAAGTGAAAACCCTACGGTATCTCAGAAAATTATAAGAGCAGGAGATAGTGCGATTAATACTATTGTGAATATGTCGTCACTCTCGGGAATTAACCGTATAGTATCAGGTCCACCTAATGAAACGTGGTCAGAAAAATTAGCGGGCTCTATGGCAAGCGCAGGAGGTTCCTTTGTACCTACTTTAGCGAACCAGTTCCGGAAAGCTGGCGATAATACAGCAAGGAATACCAACGATCCTACATTCAAAGAAGTATTCCAGAACAGAGCGCTAAATCGTATACCTGGATATCAACAACAATTACCTCCGTCCTATAATACATTTGGCGAGAAAGAGGAATTGTATCCAAACCAATCGAATAATTTATTTAATGTATTCCTAAATCCATCTTATGTAAGTCAATATAATCCTTCTGAAGAAGCGCAAGTATTATTGGATTATATCAACCAAACAGGGGATAAAACAGCGGCTCCACGATTGGCACCTAAAACATTAGATGGCTATAAGCTGACTGGAGAAGAACAGTCCGAAATGCAGCGTATTATGGGTGAAGAAACGAAAAAAGGAATTCAGGAACAACTTGAACGCTTACGGAATGCAAGCCCTGAGAAAGCGGAAAAAATCATTGATGATATTCTACGAGAAGCAAGCGCCAGAGCAAGGGAAGTCATTCGAGAAGGGAGGGAATAAATGCTTTCCTTTATGGTGTTTTTTGGAGTTGCATGCGTGATTGTATTTGCGTTAATTTGTTATGTATCTTGGCTGTCAGAACGAGAGAAAACCGACCCTATCTTTAAAGCAAAGATAGACAGGATTAGAACAAAATGGGATCCTAAGATTGTTTTCTTTGAGAACCTATTTACTTGGATATTAGTATTACTGATGATTTATTTAATTTTTTTAGGGGGCTCTTATTGAGTCCCCTTTTACATTGGAGGAGAAAATATGGAAACGTTAATCTTTGGATTTGACATAAAGTCAGTCGTAGGAAATAACATATGGCACTTAGCTTTAGGGTTAGTTGCTTTTGATATTGCAACTGGATTATTAGCAGCAGGAGTAGAAAAGAAAATAAACAGTTCCATTAATTTTGTGGGCTTAATTAAAAAAGCAGGGATATTCGTAGCACTCGCCTTCCTAGTGTTTGTGGATGCTTTTATTAATGCAGACGGATACATTATTCAAATAGGTGTATGGGGCATTGTGGTGTATGAGGGATTAAGCATAATTGAGAATTTCTCTAGGATTGGAATTAATCTAAATTTCCTGACAAAGTATTTTGACCCTAATAAGGTAGGGAAAGGTGATAAATAATGAGTGTTGAATTAATTGTAGACCCAGGGCATGGAGGCAAGGATCCCGGCGGAGGCAGTAATCAATATTGGAAAGAAAAAGATATGGTCCTAGACATATCCCTTTATCAATATAACCGCTTTAAAGAATTAGGGGTACCCGTAGCCTTAACACGGGATAAAGACGTGTATGTAAGCCCAGAACAACGTACAAAGATAGTCCGTGATAGTGGGGCAAAACACTGTATCTCAAACCATATTAACGCAGGCGGCGGCGACGGAGCAGAAACCATTCACTCCATTTATTCAGAAGGACACCTTGCCAAAGCACTTGCAGAAGCTATTTTTAAAGCTGGGCAAAACATTAGAAGGGTGTTCACTCGTTCCTTGCCTTATGACAGCAGAAAAGATTACTACTTCATGCACCGTGACACAGGGAAAGTCAATACCGTCATAGTGGAGTATGGATTCGCTGATTCCAAAAAGGATGACATTGAACAATTAAAGCTAGATTGGAAGAAGTATGCCGAAGCGGTTGTTGAAGGCTATTGTAAACAAACAGGGCGTACATATAGCCCACCAAGGAGTGATGAAGAAGTGGCGCAATTCAATCCATCTTCAGCTACTGTAAAAACAGAAACTAAAGAATTGTTAAGTAAATTGCACAAAGTCGGCATCCTTTCAGATGATTGGTCTGCCAAAATCGACGAACTATCTGACTCTGATGTGATTGGGCTACTAGTAACGGCTATAAACAGAAAGAAGCTACTCCCTTGATTTGGGGGTAGCTGTTTCCTTGTGTATCTTCTCCCACAATTCCCTAGATTTCGGAGAGAGCCAACTCCTATGCAATTCATTTTTATAATACTCATAGAAAGCTCTTTTCTGTTTTTCATTGAATTTCTCGGCCTGTTTTATATGGTCCTCACAATAATATTCAATTTCATCTTTATTCCACTGTTTAAGAGGATAAATTCCTTCTTTCTGCCCACAATAAAGACACTTCATAAGTTAAAAATCCTCTAAAGTATGAATGTATTTTTTACGCGTTTGGATTTATAAAGATAAGGAATCCAAATAATACATGTTAATAAATTTCTTATTATAGATTGCCACATTCCTTGTTGAGCCGAGACTATATCAAAGTCGGGTATCCGCGAGTAAATAGAAAGCGTGAATATAATGTTTATTAGGTTTAAAACTAAGACTAATATCCAAAATATAGTCAATCGTATAGGAAAATATTTTTTCATCTTATACATGATTACAATCATGTAAATAGATCCTAACGTAATCAAACTGTGAAAAATAAGCTCATAAATCAATGCATAAGACAATCCAGGTAAACCTGTCTCTGGTGAAGTCAAATAATTCCATGTTTCTTTATCAAGAAAAACACGAGATAAATCATTAAGAATATAAAAACCACTACTAAATGCGCTAAAAGCGAGGCCTAAAACAATAAGTATTAACCATCCACCAATACCCCAAGGTTCCAATTCTTCTTTTTTAATTTCAACAGTTTCCATCTTCAGACTCCCCTTTGTATTCAAATAAATCTTCAATCGTTACCCCTAATAATCTTGATAGCTTGAATGCTTTTTCTAACGGTGGGTATGACCGCCCAGCAATCCAATTTGAAAGCTGAGTAGGAGAAATGTTCAATACTTCTGCTATGTATTTTTTCTTATACCCCGACTTCTCAATTAGTTCCCCTATACAACTTTTCATATGAACACCTCAAATAGGTTATTCTTTATTTCTGTTTAAACTCCTTTAAAAAAATAATTTTGAGGAAACCTTAAATTAAATTTAAAAAGACAGGCAACATCCATTATATTCGCCCATATACTCAATATCAAAACCAAAAAGGAGTGATGGTAATGTGTCATTGTGGAGAATGTGAAGAATGCTGGGGCTATATGGAAGAGGATGTGAATCTAAATGGAGATTATTAAGTTTCAGGAGTTTATGAAAGGACCGTCACTAGCAGCCATTACCCCTGACCCACAAATATTTCACATGGTCGATATAGGCTTTAATTTCTTTCTCACAAGTGGAGCTGTCTTACTCACACTCGTCTTACTCGAAAAGGCGGGTTTTTCCGTTAATGAAACACTAATGAGGGTTATCATGATAGGTTCTATAGCAGTCTCTATACTCTTATTTGTGTTTAAGCATGGATTATTTCGTCATATCGTAATGGGTTGGTAAGGTATCACTTGTCAAGTCAAGCTTTACAACTTGATTTTATTTATTGTCTTACTTGTATAATTTCGTTTTGTTGGACTGAAACGTCTTTAGGTTTTTTCACCTAAAGCCACCTTTTCGTCATTCTTCGAATGTCTCAAAGCTGGGAGGGGAGCGCATGAGTGATTATGATGAAGTATTTAGCCATAAGAAAACGAAAAAGTTTGTTAAAAAAGAAGGATGGGAAGCATTTTTAAACTTGCTTCAAGATTCTTATCCGGACCGTGATTTATATAAAGTTAGCATGGATTGGTACGATGATATGAGTTATATCTGTAAGGCTAAAGGTGAATGGGGAGATATCATTATCGGATGGAAGGAGAGAGGGGATAGGTAATGCTTGAATGGATAATACCTTTAGCAGTCGGCACTCTTGCTATTGTCACGAAATCCCCGAAAAAGTCCGATAGAAAGAAAATCGAAACGATCATGAGGAATGTTAATTATGGGGTCAGAAAAACTAAAGGAGAGGAAGAAACCTATCTATATCCTACCTATAAGAAAAAAGAAAAGTTATTTGATGGAGATACACAAATAGGTACCAGGTATTTTTATAACATCCCTTTAGGGTTGCCAGCTTCCAAATTAGCCAAGATGGAGAAGGAAGTCAAAGTATTCACGGATGGATTACAGAAGCCTGTGGAGGTTGCTTATAAGAAAGGCATGCTACAGTTCTCGGTCTATGATGAAGAAATCCCCGAACTATTCCCATACAGTGAATTACCGGATAAAGAGGGTTGGGTTGCACCAATCGGCAAACGGTTTGACGGGTTGGTATGGCATAACTTTGACCACGTTCCACATATGACTGTAGCCGGAACAACTAGATTTGGGAAAACAGTATTCTTGAAAGTATTAATGACCTATCTCATAGAACATCATCCAGACGATATAGAACTGTATTTGATCGATTTAAAAGGTGGGCTAGAGTTTGGGCCTTATGAACGATTAAAACAGGTTCGAAGGGTTGCTAGTAACGCAGAGGAAGGAGCTTTACTTTTAACCGAGATCCATGAACGGATGGAGAGAATGTATAAATATTTCCGTACTAACGGCTGGACGAATGTAGTAGATACTCCCGAGCAAAAGCGAATCTTCATTATAGTAGACGAAGCTGCCCAACTAGCTCCTGAAAAATGGATGACCAAAGAGCAAAAAGACTTGCTTGGTATGTGCCAATACTTCTTAGGAGAAATCACCCGTATAGGCGGGGCATTAGGGTTTAGAGAGGTCTTTTGTACCCAATACCCAACAGCCGACACTTTACCGCGTTCTGTAAAGCAAAATTCAGATGCTAAAGTTTCTTTCCGACTACCATCTGGATATGCTTCACAAGTCGCTATTGACGATTATGGAGCCGAAGAACTACCAAGCGATATAAAAGGGAGAGCCTTATTCAAAACCCACGAATTACGTGAAATGCAAGTGCCTTATATAAGCGATAAAGAAATGAAGGCTAGACTGAAACAATGGGAGGTAAAGAATCATGATCCTCACCATGCACCAAAAAATGAAGAACAGACAGGAGAGGATACTTTCTACATTAGATAATCTGGGGTTTGTGTCAACATCACAAATACAAACAATTCATCGGTTAGGCAAACGCCCTAACACGTTACGAATCTTAAAAGAAATGGAAGCATACCTATACAAGAAACCGTTTTACGAACGGAACGGGGAACATGTCTATTATTTAAACTCTCTTGGCCGAGATGTAATAGGCAGTACGAAGGAAAGAAAATGGAGTGCAGAGGTCATTGAACACTATCTCATGCGGAATGATTTCTTTATTCATTTAGGCTGTCCTAGCGACTTTGAAATAGAGAAAGAACTCGTTTTAAACCTTAAAGCAGGATTATCCTACCGAGAAGAAATAATACGCTGTGATGCCCTTTATAAGCGTTCAGGAGCGCTCCATTTTTTAGAAGTAGATAGAACTCAATCCATGAGTGAAAACAGAAAGAAGATAGAAAAATATGTGAAAGCTAGTGAGATAATTAAAGGCCAGAATAAAGAACCAGTGATTGTGTTTTATACAGCTAATAAATTTAGGAAAGTGAGTATAGAAAGGATATTAAATAACACCCAATTGAAGTTTGAAGTGTACGCGAGAGAGGACATTTAAACTCTCTTTTTTTATTTTAAATAAGGACAAACCACTTCGACATATGTATGTCATGAGGTGGTGCTAAGTGAAGGTAAAAATTGTAGGTGGTAAAGTGACTGACGAATTACTATTTGATTGTTATGATATCATTATAGATTCGTTAGAAAAGGAGAAAGAAAATGAAAGCGATATATGCCAGAGTGTCCACAGAGGAACAAGCTATAAGAGGATACAGCATAGGGGCGCAGATAGACGATTGCCGGAAGAAGGCAAACACGGATGATGTTTTAATCTATACCGATGAAGGATGGTCTGGTGAGATTTTAGAGAGACCGGGACTTTCACAATTGCGCCAAGATGTGGAAGAGGGAATTATCGATGAAGTCTATTGTTATGATCCGGATCGTCTCGCGCGAAAGCTATTAAACCAATTGATTATAGATGATGAATTTCGAAAAAAAGGGGTTAAAGTAGTATTTGTAAATGGGGAGTATGATAAATCTCCTGAAGGAAAAATGTTTTTCTCTTTTCGTGGCGCTATTTCAGAATTTGAAAAAGAGAAGATCAAGCAACGAACTAGAAATGGAAAGTTAAAAAAAGCGAAGGACGGTAAAATAGGGAATTATGGATTGTATGGATATAATCACGATAGGGATAAAAAGACTTATACCATTCATCCAGAACAATCAAAAATCGTGAAATTAATTTTCGATTATTTTACCAATCCAGATAGTCCTTGTCAGGGAATGAACTCCATTGCGAAATATTTAACCGACCACGGCATTCCAACTGCAACAGGAAAGAAAATATGGCATCGTAATGTAGTACGTCAAATTTTAATGAATGAAGCTTATACCGGCCGTTACGCATTAAATAAAACTAATTCCGAAGGTGATTATGTTCGTATGCAGTTGGGGTTGTCGAGAAAGCAAAAAACACGTCCTAAAGAAGAATGGATATATACAGAGATTCCAAGGATCATATCGGACGAACAATACATACGAGCGCAGGAATTATTAGAAGTCGCGAGAAGAAGGTATTCAAAGAAAGCGCAAAATGACTATTTGCTTTCAGGTTTGTTACGGTGTTCAGATTGTGGGAATACTATGGTTGGAACAAAAGCAACATGGTGGGGCCAAAAAGTCCTAATGTATACGGACCGTAAAAATTCGGCCGGAGCAAAAAACCCCGGCTGCGGCAATCAAATCAAAATTCAGGAAGTAGAAAAATTTGTATGGGAAAACGTTCTTTCAATATTAAATAATCCTGAAAAATTTGGTGAATATAAAAAGAAGAAAAAAAGTCCTACTAACCTTATAAATCTACAAAAATCTTTAACTGACAAAATTAACGGTCTGCAGAAAGCTAAAAAACGACTTATCGAATTAGTCAAGATATCAGATGATATTGATCTGACTGACATCAAAAACGAAATAGCGGATATACAACAGGAAGAAAAGGCTCTTAAAATCCAATTAGATAAGATTAAAGAGCAAACAAAAGACAAAGAAGAAACAGAAGCAGACACGCAGAGATTGAGAGAAAGTTTAAATATGTTCTTTGCTTATAAAGGGGAGAGTATACCGTTTGAAGCTAAGCAGAAGATTATTAGAACGTTGGTAAAGCAGGTGTATTTGACAAAAGACCATTCAGAGGTAGAAATACATCTTTTTTAGCACATCTAATGTAATCGAAAACGAAATACTTATGCATTTACGGGCATTAAAGAAAACAAAAAAAGATGTTTCCTTACATGATCCAATTGGGCAGGATAAAGAAGGAAATGAAATAAGTTTAATTGATGTGTTAAAATCAGATTCCGATGATGTAATTGACACGATTCAATTAAATATGGAATTAGAAAAAGTAAAAGAATACATCGATGTTTTAGATGGCCGTGAAAAAGAGGTGATTATCGGGCGATTTGGCCTTGATTTACAAAAGGAAAAAACGCAGCGTGAAATCGCAAAGGAACTCGGAATATCGAGGAGCTATGTGTCAAGAATTGAAAAAAGAGCATTAATGAAAATGTTCCATGAGTTTTACCGGGCTGAGAAAGAGAAAAAGAATAAATAA